GATTGGGCAGTGGAGAAGGATGGTGGGCGATTGAACCCTCAATGGGTAGAACATCTGATGGGATTCCCCATAGGGTTCACCGCCTCAAAGGATTGGGTAACGCCCAAGTCCCGCTCCAAGCCGCCGCAGCTTACCGACTTCTTGGGGGACTCTGATGCTCCGTGACTACCAAACCCGCACCATAGACCAGCTTTACGCATGGTTCAGCGCAGGCAACCAAGGCAACCCCTGTCTAGTCCTGCCCACCGGCTCCGGCAAGAGCCACATTGTTGCCGCGCTGTGCAAGGATGCCTTGCAGAATTGGCCCGAAACCCGCATCTTGATGCTGACCCATGTGCGCGAATTAATTTCGCAAAATGCTGACAAGATGCGTCAGCATTGGCCCAATGCACCACTTGGCATCTACAGTGCCGGGCTGCGCCAAAAAGAACTGGGCGAACCTATTACGTTTGCAGGCATCCAATCGGTGCGAAACAAGGCAAAGGAAATAGGCCATGTTGATCTGGTCATCATTGATGAGTGCCATCTAGTTTCGCACAAGGACGAAGGTGGCTATCGGACACTGCTATCAGACCTTTATCAGAGAAACCAGAACCTGCGGGTAATAGGTTTGACCGCCACACCGTATCGCCTGGGGCATGGCTACATCACCGATGCGCCTGCCATTTTCAGCGCCTTGATCGAACCCACCAGCATCGAAGAACTTATCCACAAGAAGTACCTGTCAACCCTGCGGTCTAAACTGACCCGCACCAAGCTGGAGGTGGACGGGGTGCATAAGCGTGGTGGCGAGTACATTGAGAGTGAACTACAGGCCAAGGTTGACACTACCGACAAGAATAGAAAGGTTGTGGCTGAGATAGTGCGCTTGGGGCATGATCGCAAATCTTGGCTAATTTTCTGCGCCGGGGTTGCCCATGCCCACCACATTGCCGAGGCGTTGCATGATGAGGGCATTGTTGCCGAGTGCGTGACGGGCGAGACACCGAGCGCCGAGCGCGACAAGATGCTGGCTGACTTCAAGCAGGGGCGCATCCGAGCGTTAACTAATGCCAATGTACTCACCACAGGATTTGACGCGCCTGGGATTGATCTGATAGCCATGCTGCGCCCAACTATGAGTCCTGGGCTATATGTCCAGATGGCAGGGCGTGGCTTACGCATTGCCGAGGGCAAGACCGACTGTCTGGTGCTGGACTTTGCAGGCGTAGTAGAGCAGCATGGCCCCATCACTGCGGTTAACCCACCACCAAAGAAGGGCGACAAGGTGGGGGAAGCGCCTGTCAAGGTTTGCGATAACTGTCAGGAGATATGTGGCTTGAGCGCCCGAGTCTGTCCGGCCTGCGGGACGCCGTTTCCCGAGCCAGTGCGCCCCGCGCTGCGCCTGCACCATAACGACATTATGGGCAATGAGGGCATTGACCTTGAAGTGACAAGCTGGCATTGGCGCAAGCATATATCTCGCGCCAGTGGCAAGGAAATGATTACTTGCACCCTATACGGAAGTTTGTCGGATGCGCCGGTAACGTCTTACTATGCAATTTGCCATGACGGTTTTGCAGGGGAGAAAGCTAGAAAAAACCTAGCAGACATTGCCCATCAAGCTGGCGTAATTTTGGATTATGCGTCTGCCGATTTGCATGACATTGCAAAGCAAATGACGGAAGGAGCGCCGCCAAAAGTTATTGAGTACAAACGCGAGGGGCGTTTTTACACCGTGCTTTCCCATCAGTGGTAAAATGCCCATGTCAGGACAGGCCCGGCCAGGCTTGCATTGCTCTAATCAATGCTTACTGACACCATCATTTAACCATTAGAGGGTGTCACCATGACAAGATTTTGTCCCAAATGCCAAGCTGAAACCGAGCGCAATAAAAAAAGCGATAGATGTATTCCGTGCCACAGGGCAGGCACTACTGCTTGGCGAACTGCAAATCCTGATTGGGCAAAAGCATCTAATGTTGCGTGGACTGCTGCAAATCCAGAGTTATGTAAGAAATATGGCGCTAAATGGTACGCTGCAAATTATGAGTTACGAAAATTATCTCAAGCTGCATGGGCTAAAGCCAATCCCGAAGCAAGGCGAAACTACAACCATAATCGACGCGCCCGTGAACTTGCAAACGGTGGGAATTTGTCTAAAGGTTTAGTTTCTAAACTTTTTAAGCTGCAAAAAGGTAAATGTCCATGCTGCAATCAAGCATTGGGCGATGATTACCATTTAGATCACATTGTCCCGTTGGCGCTTGGAGGATCAAACACTGATGACAATATGCAACTTTTGCGACAGCGCTGCAACCAGCAAAAACACGCCAAACATCCAATTGATTTTATGCAACAACGAGGATTTTTACTATGAGACACCCAGAACCGCCGATTGTTACTATTTACCGAGCTACCTTAAACTCACCAGTGCCACAAGTCTGCACGACGTGCGACCATTACAGGCCCGATGGTGTCTGCGCTGAGTACAACGATACCCCGCCCGTAGAGTTTGCCAATGAGCCTGGGGGCTGCGCCCTGTGGGAGTGGGAGGTTCCCTTTTAGTATGGAGTCTGAACATTTACAGCAGGTTAGGCTTGTGTCCTGGTTTCGCAGAACTTACCTTGGCGTGAGGGTCTTTGCAATACCGAACGGGGGCCATCGTGGGGCCAGCCAAGGGGCTGCGCTGAAGGCCGAGGGTGTAACCCCTGGAGTGCCTGATCTATGCGTCCCTGAGTGGCTTTTATGGGTTGAGATGAAGCGTGAGACAGGGGGCGTGGTGTCACCAGTGCAAAGGGACTGGATTGCCTACTTGGAGAGCATAGGCCACCGGGTTATCGTGGGGCATGGCTTTGAGGATGCCAAGCGGCAGATTTTGGACGTAAAAAAGCCCGAGGGCTAATCGGGCTTGGTTGGACGGAGTAGTTACAGGTTTAGCAACACTGCCACCAATGTAGCAAGCAGGGCTGCGAGTAGGATCAATTTGACCACCAGTTAACAAGGGCAAGGGCAAGGCAGGTGGCAATGGTGAGGGCTAGCAGGTAGTCCCAGATGGTTTCGTTCATTCTCCTAACCCCTTACAAACAGGACACGTAGTCCCATCAAATTCACCCTCACCAGAACCTGAGCAGGCAGGGCATATGCCTGGATCGTACTCGCCTGGGCCATCGTCTGCCATGTAAGCCGCTAGGTCATCGTCATAGTCAATCATGCTGTCACCTCATCATGTAATCCCATCCACAATTCAGCCGTGAGAATGTCTCCCATCAACCACCAGCCCACAATCCTAGCATTGGGCATAAGCCCGTAAATATGCACCTCATCATTTTGAGTGATGCGGTATTGGCCTGCACCATATTTGGCGCGTAGGGCTGCGCGTAGGGTTTCTCGGGGTATTAATTTCATTTTCTATTCTCCAGTAGTTAATTAATCTGGTGTTGTATCATTTGAACCCAAGTATTCGGGCTCACGGTAAACTGGCATATTAACCCGAGCATAATCCCCATCTTTGAAACCTTCCGAATAATTGGGATTATTTGGATATTTATTAACCCCAATACCTCCATTATCGTTATAGCCATGCCAATATCCTAATTTATAATCTGTCATTTTCTATTCTCCAATAGTTAATTAGTCTGCACAATGCAAACCCCCAAGCCCACATAATGGGCTTAGAGAGTGCATTAGGCAAGCTTGATTCTGATAATCTTACCTATCTTTGCGCCGTGAGCGGGGTATGCGATAACTGGCACGGATTTGTCATAGCAAGCCCTGCAACCGTTGCACTTACCCTCATGCTCATATGCTCTGCACAATGTGACCATGTCAGGATTAACCCTAGAATCAGGGACAATCACAGAACCATGTAAACCAGAGATAAATTCACCAACAATTGAATCACTGGACGGGCGCACCATTACATTATTAAGCTGCGACATGGCACGTAGTACAAGTGCGAATTTGGGGAATTTGTGCATCCTGGTTGGTAACCAGTGTTTAACCCAAGGTGTACGCTGCATCACTTCTAGCATTTTTTCTGCTAACCCGAGAGAGTACATATCCCCAGAATCAAACCACCGAAAATAACAATCCCGCTCCAATTCTGCAACCATGTCGTCGCACCATTCCATACGCTGCCAATCTATGCGGTTATGCTCTCTGGGGGCTTTTACGTTAGCGAATACATAATTGCCTGTGGTAGCGTAACAGCCCTTGCAGGCATCCACCAAGACACCGGGAGATTCAATGCTACCTGGGCAAGTGTCTAGGGCTTGCAGTGACCATGATCGAATGCCATCTAGCTTACTTGTGATGCTGATTTTTACAGCCGTTGCTATTTTGTTGTGCTTCATGGGTTTCCTTGGTTGGTTGGTGTGATTAGGATTGATCGAATTTGTCAGCTAGCATCATGTCTAGCGGCATAGGAGGCAGGTTACGATGCGCCAATGTTGCAGCATCAATTGCTGACGTTTCGTCATGGGCTTGACCATTGGCGCGCAAAATGTCGTCAATGATCAATTCCCAATAGTGATGCGGCGCAACAAAAATCTGGACATGAGGCATAGGATTGACTGTCGCTAAATGAATCATTGCTTCTAATTGCGTCTTAAACAAGTACAAGTCATGCCCTATGCTTAACTCCCATTTTTTGGAGCCCTCTTGTTCGCAATTGAATCGCAAAAATGCCGTTTCTCCATTTTTCATTGCTATAGATTTCATGGTGCTTTCCTTGGTTGGTGAGACTAGAGTGTAACCGATTCTGTAACCATGCAACATCTTTTTACACGTTATTTTCTAGGTGTTTACCCTTGCTTTTTAGGTTGCACTTTTTGCATATGCATTGCACGTGCATTTCGTGCAAGTGCATTTTTTGCACTTTCATTGCACGTGCAAAAAGTGCAATTCGTGACAAAAACAACATAAAATTGCACGGGATGCACACACTCCTTAAGGAGTGTGCAATCGTGCAAATGTTGTGCAGGCTGTGCAGACGGGTAAAATGGGGTTTTGGATTGGTTTAGTTTGTGGTTACTAACATTTTGGAGGGTTTAGGATGCTGGCGCTAAAAAACCGTGAGGCACTGTCTGAAATTGTTTTGGAGAGCATGACCAATGGCGTGTCAATGCGCCAAGCCTGCATCAAAGCAGGCATAGGGGCTGCGACATGGATAGACTGGACAACCAAGGATCCCGTCCTGTCCGAACGCTACACGCGAGCGCGGGAGGCATTGCTTGATGCGATGGTGGATCAAACCCTTGCACTTGCTGACGAACCAGTGCCTAAGCTGGACAACGGCGCAACTGACCCCGGACTAGTGAGGCAAAGGCAATTGCAAGTGGATACCCGCAAGTGGATACTGTCTAAGCTTGCGCCAAGCAAGTATGGGGACAGGCTTGACGTTTCAGTGTCTGACAATCGCATCAGCATCAGCGGTGCCCTGCTTGCCGCGCAGTCACGCCTTGCACTCTTGCACGATGCATCGCACGTGCAGGATGTGCAGGATGTGCAGGCCAAGCCCGACCAGGGGGAGGGGGGAGGGCCGGCTGACTAGGGCCACAGCTACGGAGTGTTCACGAACAATTTTTATTTTTTAATATATATTCTTGCAGTCGCCTCCATGCACTATCGTGCTTTATTTTTTAATAATATATATGCAAACAACAATCTACCAACCAGAAGACGAGCAGGAACTTATGGCAAGGCTATGGGTTCCATCGCTTAAAGATAACCCACTGGCGTTTGTTCTGTATTTGTTTCCATGGGGTCAAAAGGGTACGCCGCTGGAGCATTTCTCTGGCCCAAGAAAGTGGCAGCGGGATGTATTGAATGACATTGCTGTGCATATCAAGAAGAACAAGGGTGAGGTTGACTTTGCCGTACTCCAAGAAGCAGTATCAAGTGGACGGGGTATTGGTAAGTCGGCGTTAGTATCTTGGCTGACGATATGGATGTTGTCCACTAGGATTGGCAGTACAACCATAATAAGTGCGAACAGTGAGAACCAACTACGCTCAATTACTTGGGCTGAGATTACCAAGTGGTTAGCAATGTCTATTAACAGTCACTGGTTTGCT